GGAAGGATATCAGTTTGTTCAACATAACTTTTCAGCCGCGTCCGATGGTAAAAAATTATATGGTGCAGATTCATTAAATCGTGCCTTTGAGTTTGACGGTGACGTATATATCCCCATTAGAACTCAAATAACCATTGATGCACCGACCACTATTGCAGCGGTTAATGGTCAACTTGCCTTATCTTATTTTGGTACAGTGATATTTTCAGCGGTAGGTAATCCCCATGACTTTAGAACAACTAGTTTAGGTTTTCAAGATGTTCAAGAATTTGGCGATACTATTACTGGTATGAGTCCGATTGTCGGTGGGGTTCTTGCTGTTGCGTGTCGAGATAGTTTTTGGCAAGTATCCGTTGATTCGCAAACTAGTCTTTACAAAGCGGAACTAATCTCTCCAGATATTGGTGCTATTCATTATGGATTAATGAATCTTGGCGCACTTTATTCATTTGATGATAAAGGGATTATCCGCATTGTTCCTTCTTATGTATTCGGTGGCTTTGAACACGATACCATTAGCCGAGCCATTCAACCCGTTATTGATCGTTTCCGAGAAAAGATTGTCGCTACTGCCGTTTATAAAAGCAAAAACCAAGTTAGGTTTTATGCAAATGACGGTACGGGTATTATTATGACAATGACTTCGGGCGTAACGCAAACAGGCGCTGCGACCACTGGTCATGACTTTTCTCAATTCACCTATCCCATCAATATTAGTTACGCATGGAGTGGTGAGGATGCAAGTGGGCGAGATATCGTTTTACTTGGTGATGAAGATGGTTATGTTTATGTTGCTAATACCGGATCATCTTTTGATGGTGAACCTATCCAAGCCTATATCAGAACAGCATTTAATAATGTAAAATCACCCTCAGCAATCAAGCGATTTAGAAAAATTGAAGTTGAACTGTCAACGGTAGGTTATTCGTATATTCGCTTTAATCCAGATTTCTCTTATGCTGATCCATCTATTGCCACTCATCTTCTTAAATATGAAGAACTGCAAGGCGCAGGGGGTTATTGGGATGAAGCGATATGGAATGAATTTTACTATGATGGAAAGATAGTTTCTCAACCAGAAATCCGCATACAAGGAAGTGGGACAAACATTGGTCTAGTCGTTTTCTCTAATTCGGCTATTGATTTAGGACATAACTTATCTGGTGTTGTGCTTCATTACACACCAAGAAAATTAAATAGATAATAGGAAAAAGAAAATGGCATCGCAAGCAGATTTAGATTCGTTATTAAAGCAACGGGAAGAAGTTTTAAATTTTATAAATGCTAATATTAATGACCCTTCAAAAGCACCAAATATTACGGGGGCAAAATCTTTTTTAAACGCTGTGGATGCTAGTATTAACAATACAATTGCTTTAATAGCCCAAGAAAAAGAAAGACTGTCACCTACTGTAGCTACTAATACCACTATTTCAAATTTACAACAACAATTGAACAATGCTATTGCTACAAATAATGCAAATTATGATACTAGTAAGCCGAGAACATTACAGGAACAAACTCAACTTAACACTGTTGATGCTTTACAATCACAATTAACAGATGCGAGAGTAAATCAAGCGGTTAAAAGTGGGGTAGTAAATATTCCTATTTCGCCTACATCACCTATTTCACCTGCGTTGACTACTACAGATAGCACCCCTCAATACATAACTGCACAAGACATAACTGCACAAGAACCTTCTCCGGTGAGTTTTATACCAGCCCCGTCGCCTATTGCTACCGGTACACCTGCATTGACTACTACCGGTACACCCACTGTAGACGCATGGTGGAAAAATAGAGGATTTAAGTCTGAATTTTCTGCTAATATGGCTGGATATTTTGATGATGTATATAAAAATCCAAGTAAAAACACAACTCCTCCAACACAAGATGATATTGATAAACATCAAGCTGAAAAATTAGCTCAATATAATGCACTTTTTGGTACAAATGCTACATTAAATGCGGATGGGTCAGTTAATATGGATACCGTTCAAAAAACCGTGTCAGATCAAGCCGTAACTCCGTCTACAAATAGTGTTGATACTTTAAATAGCTTAGGTGATACAGCGAATACTGGTAAAATAAATACGCAAGGTGCATTGACTACTACCGGTACACCTGCATTGACTACTACCGGTACACCTGCATTGACTACTACCGGTACACCTGCATTGACTACTACCGGTACACCTGCATTGACTACTACCGGTACACCTGCATTGACTACGGATGACTTAGTTAATTGGTCTAATACTCAGCCTAAAGCTATTACTGCGGATCAATTAAAAACCGCATTGGAAGGGCAGCAGACAACACTCACTTCTCAAAATGCAGACTTTTTAAAGAATTGGAATACTAGCGCAGATGCTCTTAAAAATAGTATTTTAAGTGGTGTCGATACTAAGAATCAGCAGTTTGGTACACAAGCGACACAAGGCTTTATGGATGCCTTTAAGAATTTTCAAATTCCTACTAACCAGCAAACTGGCGTTAATTTAGGGAATTATAATGACAATCGAAATGCCGCTGCCGATCAATGGTGGTCACAATATGTTACTGGACGGAGATAATTAAATGGCAACAACTACTCAAACTTTTGATCCTAAATATGTGAGTGGCTATGGTGACTTACTCACTAATACTACAGACCCCTATTTAGCTAATGCTCTTAGTAAATATGGTACGGTTACAGATGTGTACGGTAATCCTTTATTTGATCAGAATACACTTAGCTCATTGTCTGACCCAAATGACAAAATAGCTAACGCAACCAGAGCTACCATCGATAGTCGTCTTAAAACTTGGGCAGATGAAATTCTTCAAAAAGATACCCTTGATCCCATAACAGGTAAACCTGTAAATTGGATTGGTGATGTCGGGGGAGCGCAATATAAAGCCGCTAAAACCGCTCTTGTAGATAACCCTACTAATAATGTCAGATGGACTGCTCAGAAAACACAAGCTCAGAAAATTGCCGATGAAGCAGTAGCAACTGCTAAAACTACCGAAGAAGCAAAGGTTGCCGCTGATGCTAAAGTAAAAGCCGATGCTGATGCTACCGCTACCGCAGCAAAAGATGCCATAGTAACTGACCTTGCTAATCAGCAAGCATTGGAAACAGCTAATGCGCTAAAATTAAAAAATGCTACCGCACCACTCGATACTAAAACACTCGGCGGTGGGTTTGATGTAAATGGTAATCCTATAAACAGCACCGTCACATCCGGTATTACGCAGGATATGATTGATAAGGGAATGCTCAATGTTGCTAAAGTAGGTGCACCAACTACCATTGTCAATCCAAATTCAGCGGCTGATGTTACCAAGATGGTAGACGCTGCTAAAGCCGCTGAGGTTAATGTAACACCCGATTCAATGGTATCTAATCAGCTATCTGGATTACTTGCTAAAAACAATCCTTATATCCAGCAAGCTGTTAATGCGGCTAATTTGCAAGCATCGCGTAGAGGTATGCTCAATACAGGCGCTGCTGCGGGATTTGCTCAAGACGCAGCGATTAAAGCCGCTTTACCGATTGCGCAACAAGACGCATTAGCTAGACAAAAAGCCAATGAAGCCAATGCACAGGCTCAAAACACGTTACTCAATAATGCACTTGGTCTTAAAGCTACGAGCATGGATAGACAGGCTCAGAACGATATTCAAGTTCAAAACTGGAATGCAACTAATAGAATTGCAGTAGATAGCACTAATGCAAAAGCAATTAATGATGCTACAAATTTATTCACTACAGCGATGTTAAATGATTTGAATAACTTAGCTACCTCTAATAGAGAGAATAGTAATAAACTAAGTCAACTCATTACTAGTGGTAATATTGAAATTGCAGGTAAGGCAACTCAAGCTACAATTGATAGTTTAGCAGCAGATAAGAAAGTAGAGTCAGATAAAAAGTTAGCGGTATTTAGTGAAACGCTAAAGCAACAAACCAATCAATTAACGGCTGAAAATCAAGCGATGCTTGACACATTAAAGTATGATCGCGACATTTCCAATACAGTTATACAAGCTAATGCAACGATTGATGCGGAATTACTTAATAGTATTAGAGCTATCAACCTTACTCCAGATATGAATGAAACAGCTAAGGCAGCTAACGCTAATGGGTTAACTATGATGGCAAATGCAATGAAGAAAAATAATATTGAAACAGCCTCAGCAAGATCGCAACTAATTAATAGCGATGCGGGTAAAACTGCAACTTCCTTAGTTTCTCCAACAAACAAATAGGTATCTTTATGGCAGCTTCAGCAGATTTACAATTAGAGCAAATGAAAGCAAACGCAGCATCTCGACATGGACAAAGTTTACTTGGAAGGTATGAGCAAGCCTCTCAAAATAAACCAGTGGGGATGTTATCTATGCCGAACACTGACTTACCCATGTTTACCGCATCTCAATTCGGTTCGTTTAAAACACCTCAACCGCAACAACCCGAAAGCGGTGGTATGAGTGTAATGTGTAGTTTGATGCACGAGTACGGTTATATTGATGACGATGTGATTGAAGTTGATAACCTATTTGGCAAATTGCTTTATGAAACTAACCCAGAAATCATTGTCGGCTATCATGCGTGGGCGAAACCACTCGCTAATTTCCTGCGTCATCATGCTATTTATATCCCGTTATTTGCCTATATTGTTCAAGCGTGGGCATATGAAATGGCAGAGCAATTTGGCATTGTAAAAAATCGCAGTACATTTAAACGATTAGTTGGTAAAATAGTAATGAATGTAGGTAAGCCTGTTTGTGGGTTTATTGGAACAGTAATTTCATTACAAGGTATTTATGAGTATCACCGGACTTAACGTACAAGCACATCACTTTATTGGCGGAGTTTACGCTAAAGAGGTCATTATTGACGATGGCTTTGAAGTTCAGCAACACGCTCATACCTTTGATCACATGAGCGTTCTTGTTGAAGGATGTGCTATAGTTTGGCAAGGTGATACTCAAGAAACTTATTTTGCCCCTGCTGTCATTGAAATTAAAGCAGGCATTGAGCATAGCGTTCAAGCTGTTAACGGTAGAGTAGTTTGGCTATGTATCCATGCTACAGATACTTGTGATGTAGAAAATATAGATGACGTGCTTATTGGAAAACCTAATATGGTAAATACCGGTATCCATGTTGATGTATCAGCTATTAATAAATTCATTTCTGATAATGATTATTTATGGAATAAATTTAAACAACGTACTGAATCCACCAAATCGCCACATAGAGAAGTGGATGATATTTGGGTTCGCTATAATGATATTAAAAACTATAATCCATCGAACCCTTTAGCATTTCATGATGAACACGATAGCGTTTTCTATATTAATGATCAGAAATTTAAAGATGAAATTGCTAAAATTAATCGTGCTATTTGTGAAAAACATGATATCCATAAAACAGAATTTGGTGGTATTTTAATTACTCGTATTCCTGCCGGTAAACAAGTCTATCGTCATAACGATGCGCATAGCTGGCATGCAGAATACTATAAAGATAAATATTTAATCCCTTTAGAATCCAATGATAAACAATCTTTTAACTACGAAGGACAATCTATTATTACTCCTGTGGGTGATATATTTAGTTTTAATAACCTTGTTGACCATTGGGTGTTAAATGATTCGAGTAAATCACGGGTTAGTTTAATAATTTGTATGCGCCATAACGCATAATTACGCTACACATAACGTCGAGATGACGTAAGGACAAAAGATGAGTACCTTTAACCCACC